GTATTACTTGATGCCGTGACGCTTCTCGTGTTTGCGATGTCCTTGGTGTCTGCCCATGTAGTACTCACCGGGCTCGTAGTCCCAGACCTTGCCGTGGTGTCCACGCCAGTCCGCCCAGGCCATTCTTGCTTTTACTAGTAATTTAACTAATGGGTTCCTACTTGTTCTCACTTGTCTTCTAACGCCCTATCTTTTTCTTTCTACCTAGTGGTATTTTTTGGTCTTTGACAAAAACTTCTCCTGCCTTCGTCGTCCACTCAATAGTTACCATCTTGGCTTTAGAACCGCCCTGAAATGACTTCACGGCTTTCTTGTAGGACAAGGCCTCGACATCTTTGGTCTCTGTTCCGTCTGTGATCTTGAATATTCTGTTTTTTGGCATATACCTTAATTTAGCATAGAATTGACAGAACGTCAACCTTAAGGTATAATTATGTTTAAGTTTGTTGACTAACAATCAATAGATGCTGAAGACCTGGGTGCAATTCCCAGCCACTCCACCATTTAAGCAATGAAACTTGAGGGGTGGAATTAGGATCGATTCACATTGAAACTTGTTACGAGAACTTCCAGTAGGCACGAGGTAACGTCCAGTTTTTAAATGCAAACAAAAAAGCATTAGGATTTGCTGACTTAACAGTTGGTATGTCTGAATTGAGATTAGCGGCGTAATAACCGTTTATTTCAGGGGCGGCCCCTGCCTTGCAACAGAAGTGGGGCACTTAAATAGTGTTATGTTCAAATTATTTGCAGTCATGTGTTTCCTGGTCAACGGTGCGACCGAATGCACACCCTACAACGACAGTGAAGGAAAAATCTACCAGACATTGTCGGAGTGTGAGAAGGACGCCCAGTACAGGTTCTACGGGCTCACGGACATTTTCACCCGTTATGAACAGCCTTACGAGCAGATCCTCATAGGTTGCGAAGAAATCAAAGACTAGTTCTTTACAGCGTACCAGACATCCTTGCCAGTGACCCTGTGGTTCTCCCCAAATGCTTCTTGTACAGATTGCTTCACAGGAGTCCAGTTGTAGTCATCGCCCATGGAATACCCTCCGCTTTTTAACTTGGGTAGATAGGCTTCTATCTCATTTTTAACAAAAGGATAGGAATGGTCTGAGTCGTGGAATATGAAATCCATTGAGTTATCTGGGATTTGATCAATAATATTCAATGACCTGCCTTTAATGATATTAATCCTATCTCCCCATTGCTCTGCTTCTTTCCTGAACCTCTGTTCGTTGGCATTATGATTCCACACCTGTCCTTCGTGCTTGAACTCCTCTAGCCTGACTAATTTGCCACCTTTGAACACCGGCTTCTTGTTGTACTGCCAGTCGTACTCAGGATTGTCATTTTGTACCTCCCAAGCGTCAACGCAGGTCATGTTCACAGACGTGTGCTTCATCAACCAGAAAGTTGTTACTCCCACCCAAACGCCCAGTTCCAACCCCTGTTGCCAATTGTGTTGCTGTGCAAATTTTGTTATTACTCTATATCTGTCCATGTTGTCTCCACTGTTTTATTTTTACCCCTGGTACCTTTCTCATGGTATATCAGACATTGGTTGTGCTGTTTTAGATCGTCCTCGGTCTTTACATCATAGTGTCTGATCCACTCCCCGTTTCTAAGTTCTGTGTATGGTAACTCTTTAAAAAACTGTTTGATAACTTTTTGGTCAACTCCTATCATGTCTGTGTGTTGGATATCACTTGCCATTTGTTTAGCGGCTTCTAGTGACTCTTTTCTTCTGCTTGGATGAAAATGGCAGAACGTGGCCATGAGCCTACCATTGTATGTTGTGAAGGCCATGTCCTTGACCAAGTGTTGGTGTTGTGATTCACTCGGTTGTTTCAGTGCATATGAATCAACATCGGCAACAATTACGTGTTGATTGCTTCGTACTTTGTGTCCTAGTAGTATGAAACGTTGTGCTTGGCAGTAGGTCACATAGGAGTATGGCCATTTCAATATGCTGTCGTTGGTTTCACAATGCGTGTAGGAAACATCAAGTTTTTCAAGTCTTTGCAAAGATTGGGCAGATGGATCAACCACATGAACGTGTATTGGTAGTTGCCATTTTTCTGTGAATGTCTTGTAGAATCTTGGAAAGTACTTGTTGAAATACTTCTCATCACAGGAAGTCAGTATGAATTCATCATACATGGGCCATTCGCCTAGGACATCTTTGAACATTAACTTAAGGTGTCAGCGGATTGGTTTAGATCTAGTGCCTGAGATATTTGTCTTCGGTCTTCGTCGTTCATGTTTTCAAGCAACAGTTCACTCTGTGTGTAGATTTCTCTGTTCGCTATGGGTATTTTCAGTTGCTGGCATGACTGCGTCACTATCTCGTCCACTGTCAATCTATCAAAACCCGCCGTGTCTATCCTGCTGTCACGTTTGGCCTTGTTCGCGACCGCAAATATGTCTAGTGGGTCTTGTACATCAGGCAGTCCCGAGTTGGTGTAGATGGTGTTGATCATAGCCTCTTTTTCTGAATCACTGTTTGTCGTGTATATAGGATTGAGTGATGCGAAGTTTTCTTTGTAGGTCTTGTAGTAGTTGACCCATTCTGGTGCCTGTGCCACTTTAGATAGTAGTTCAGCCATCTCGTCATTACTGCCCATTCCTGCATAGTTCTGCACATCTATTAGGCTTTGTATGTAATCTCTCAAGGTCACAAGGTTTGCGTTCTCCAGTGATACTTGTTTTTCTATTTTTATTTCTGCTGATGCCAACTGGTCACGTTTGGCCAGGAAAGTGTTTGTGTTCAAACCATTGTTGAGGTTGGTGTGTGCAGTCGCCACAGCAGTTTGAAGTGGAGTCAGCAATGGTGTCCTGTGTTCAATGTCTGTACTGTCATCGGTAAGGCTGTTTATGTGCGCCTTCAAGTTGTCATATGCAGTCTCCAAAGCGGTCTCCTCTGATAGATTGAATCCAACTATGAAGTCTACAGATTCCTTGAGCATGGTCATTGCCGGCAGAGTACTGCCATCATTAGACTCTAGTAAAATATTGTTGAGAGTACCCAAGTGATCATTGACACTTCTCGATTTGTCTTTGGCCGTGCCTCCGTACATCAATGGAATGATCCCTTGCAGTGATTGAACACTGCTTAATATCTCGTCGAAAGTACCTGGTGTTGGGTTCAATGCATCTGTGATCGGAAGTATGCTACCGTCGATTATGCTTTTGGTGTGTCGCAATAGATCACCCAACAGGCGTCCTAAATTAAGATAGGGAACATTGTTGATAGCATCTTTGATATCATTCTTCTGTGACAGGGAAAGCACACCGTTGGCAGTGATCACAGCATCCAATTCAAAACTTTTGATAACCCAACCCACTTTGATCTGGTTCACTGAATTCTCTATCGCTTGGTCTGAGAAGTTGGGTGAGATATCTATGAGGGTGCTGAGTCCTTTTTTAATGGCCATTGTTAGCCTCCCGCGAAAACTGTGGTTGCACCTTTGTACATCATGCCCTGGTCCGTGCTGTCACCTATCCTCGCCGATGGTATGCCTTTTACGAAAACACTCATGGAGCCTCTGTTGACTCTGGCACCCAAGTGGGGTATACAGTACTTGCCAAACAGTATCGTGTGGAAGGCGACCTTATCACCCATAACTAGGTTTGGCTTGCCCTCAGAAAACACATCGAATTGTCTGGCTATAACAGGTGCTGTGAAAGAACATAGGTGTCCTGTAAAACACTTATCACCCATTCTTGACATTGGACTTGACATAATGCTTGTATTTATAGGTTTAGAAAACCGCTCGTATTATAATTTAAACTTGGAGAATTGGCCTTTCTTGACATCCTGTTTGATGCCGCCAACTATGTATGACTCTACTTCTGTTTCCTGTGGTGCGACCTGCATACCTTTTGAACTCAACCAGTGCTGTGTCCATGGCAGTGGATTCTGCGATGCTGAAACATCGTATAATGGATCATATCCCAGTGCCCTCAGCCTCTTGTTGGCAATCCACTCAACGTAGTTGCCCAACAGTTTCTCATTGAGTCCTATTATAGATCCATCCTTGAACAGGTACTTGGCCCATGCTTTCTCTTCCTCGACACAGTCCTTGAACATCTGTATCACTGTCTTCTCCGTGCCTTTCATGGCCTTGGTCATTTCTGGGTCATCACCCTTTTGCCATGCCTTGATCACGTGTGTGGAAAGATTTAAATGTGTTGCTTCGTCCCTTGCTATCAATGAGAGGATCTTTGCCGAACCTTCCATCAGTTTGAGTTCGCCGAATGCGAATGTGCAGGCGAATGATATGTAGAACCTTAGACCTTCTAGCAGGTTAACTGTGTTCATTGCCAGGTAAAGTTGTTTCTTGAGAGCAATCATATCCACTTTCTTGCCCACAGCATGATCCAATGCCATCTTGCCAAACTTGTCATATTCCCCTGTGACGCTTTTTGCTCTCTTCAGAATCTCTTTGTCGTCTAGTATCGTGTCAAAAACTTCTGAAGGATCTGAGTAAACGTTCTTCATGATGTGTGTGTATGAACGTGAGTGTATAGTTTCAAAGAAATCCCAAGTCACTATGCAACCTTCCAGTTCTGGATTGCTAACATATGGCAAGAACATAAGACTTGGTCCTCTGCCCTGCACACTGTCCAGCAGTGTTTGATATTTCAAGTTTGATGTGAATATGTGTTTCTGTTCTGGTCTGAAGTTCTGGAAGTCCGCTCTGTCCTTCTGCAAACTAACTTCCTCAGGCCTCCAAAAGTAACCTATCATTGTTTGATTCAATTTGTCGAACTGTGGATACTTGAACTCGTCGTATCTCTGCACGCCGCCATCCTCACCAAAGAACATAGGTTGTTTAGTGAAGTCAACTTTGGCCCGGTTAAAAACTGTTTTCGTCATAATAATTCTTCGATGTTAGATTGTACAGGCGTCGCACTCACCGTCGTCTGCGGTACTACTTATCTGCTCGACTGGATTTTCAGGTTCGAGAATAACATCCTCTCCGTCGTCCTCCAGTTGTGTGGCAATACCCGCTGGTTGTACATCCTCTTCCTCCCCTTTGAAATCGTATGTGTTCTGATAATAACTTGTCTTCCACCCATATTTGTATGCTGTCAGCATGTCTTGTGCCATGGCCGAAAGAGGCACTTCGTTGTTTTCATGGTGTAATGGGTTGTAACTCCAGTTGCCCGATATGGCCTGATCAAAGTACTTCTGCATCATCGCCACAACATTGATGTAACCTGTGTTGTTGGGCATGTCCCACAACAGTGTATAATCATTTTTAAGTTTAGGGAACCCTGGTGCTATCTGCTTCAGTGGACCTTTCTTGCTTTTCTTGATTGCCATCAATGCTCTCGGTGGCTCAATACCATTTGTCTCGTTTGAAACCACAGAACTACTCTCACTTGGCATCTGTGCTGACAGTGTGCTGTGTCTCAGTCCATACTTGGCAATGTCTTTCCTTAGACTCTCCCATGCCATTCTCTGTTTGTGTGGCACGATCTCATCGATCTCTTTCTTGTAGTGATCTATTGGAAGTAGGCCGTCTGCGTATTTCGTTCTCTCGAATCCTTCACATTTGCCTTTCTCCATTGCTATGTTGCAACTTGCTCTAAGAAGATTGTATTGGAATGCTTCTGTGAGTCTGTCGACTATGTCCCATGCTTTTGGATCTGAATACTTGACACCATTCTTTGCTAGGTAGTGTGCCAGTCCAATATATCCAATTCCTAAACTTCTTCTTTTCTTTGTGCTTACTTCCGCCGCTTTAACTGGATAATCTTGATAGTCTATAATTTGTTCCAGTGCTCTAACACTTAGGTCACATATATTTTCTAGTTCACTTAAATCATTCAGGCCTCCTACATTGACCGCTGAAAGAATACAAAGTGCAATCTCTCCCTGATCATCGTGGATGTCTTGTATGGGTGTAGTGGGTAGAGTGATCTCTTGACACAGATTACTCATTGAAACTTTATCTTTGAATGAACTGTGTGAGTTACAGTGATCCAAGTTCATTATGTAGATACGTCCTGTCTCTGCTCTCTCTTTCAACAAGTCAAAGAACAAGTCTTGTGCTGGTACCGTTTTCTTTGGAATAGTTTTGTCTGCTTCGTATTTCAAGTAAAGGTCATCAAACTCCTCTGTTCCAAACGCATCGTAGAGTCCAGGTGCCTGGTGTGGAGAAATCAAAGTGATGTCTTCCTCGTTCATGAATCTCTCATAGAACAGTTTACTGATCTGTATGGAGTAATCCATACGTCTAACTCTGTTGTCCTCTGTGCCTTTGTTGTTTTTCAATACTAGGATGTCTTCAATCTCTGGGTGCCATATGGGAAAGTGTACAGTTGCGTTTCCGCCACGCACACCATTCTGCGTACAACATCTCACAGTGGATTCGAATTTCTTTAGGAACGGAATGACTCCTGTGTGTTGGACCTCCCCTCCCCTTATTTTAGAGTTGATACCTCTGATACGTCCTGCGTTGATTCCTATGCCTGCTCTCCTGGCAACGTATAAACCAATGGCCATGTCACTTGAGAAGATTGAAGGAAGTGTGTCGTCACTGTCTACTAGAACGCAAGAAGCAAATTGTCTTATTGGAGTTCTCACACCCGCCATCACTGGAGTTGGTATGTTTATTTTGTGTAAAGATATTGCATCGTAATATTTTTTAACATAACTCATTCTGGTCTTTGTTGGATATCCTGCGAAAAGAGTTGCCGCGATCATCATGTACATGTCCTGTGGTGTCTCATACAGTTGTCCTGTGCTTCTGTCCTGCACAAGGTACTTGTCACATATCTGTCTAAGTCCTGCGTATGTGAATTTTAGATCCCTGTCTCTCTTGATCCATGTGTTGAATTTTTTAATCTCTGTTTTGTTGTACTGTTCGAGTATTCCTTTGTCATACACACCCAGTCTAATGTTCCTCAGAATAAGTTTTAATAATGGAATGTATTCGTACTGTCCGTGTGCTTCCTTCCTTACATCATAGGAAAGTAATCTCGCCGCCGCATACTGATAGTTGGGCGACTCTAAACTGATCAAGTCATTTGCTGAACGCACTAAAACATTCTGAATGTCCTTGGTTGTCATGCCATCATAGAACTGTATGTTGGCATTCATCTCTATCTGTGAGCTCGATACTCCTGCCAGTCCTTCGCAGGCCTCTTCTACTACGAAATGTATTTTGTTGATGTCAAGTGGTTCTAGTCTGCCGTCTCTCTTTTGAACTTGGATCGTACTGGAGTTTGTGTTCGGCATTAAATATTTGTAATTCTTGTTTTTGATTTTTGTTTTTATTGTATCCATATTTATCTAAATCTGTGTTTATAACTTTTTTTATAAAAATTTGTCCTGCGTCTACGACTAAAACTGCTAGGTCGTTTTGCGTTTTTATAATGTACTAATATTATGACAAAAAAAGTTTTTTGTCTAGTGAATTAAAAGTTATTTGTGGATAATTGTGGACAACTTAAGGTATTATGCTAGTATTGTTGTCTGGTAATCGAACTTTGATGTGTGAGTCGCGTCGGTAGATGTGTACTGCAACTTGATTGTTTCGTTCCCTGCTGTGGAATCCTTGTTGTCAAGTACAGCAGAAAGTGTAACGCCAACACTGGCACCGGCTTCAACGAAGTCGTCGGAGTAGGATATGTTGACTCCATCAGATGATATCGTCATCTCTCCTGTCCTTGTGTCTGCATTTCTTTCAATTTTGTATTTTACTGACAATCCCTTCTTGTTCAATCCAGGGAATTCGTTAATGGTGGCGGCCGTTGACTGATTGTTGTTTAAAGTAAATTGTTTGATTGCTTTGGTTGTTACACCAATACCTTGCAACTCAGGTGCGGCGTTCATGTGTGAACTACCATCTGCTCTTCTTAGGTCTGTTCTTTCAAAGAAATCTAAAACTGATGAACATTCATCACCGTCAAACTGTATAACAGGAACTTCGTCGATTGATCCAATGCCTTTGTTGCTGTTGGCAACATCCTTGGCATACCAGTTGCCGGTTGAAATAACATTTCTTGGATAAACTGTTCCAGATGCATTCTTAGACCATAATGCTTGTTGATGTATAGTGCTCCAACTTGATCCTGAGAACTGTACATCTCTTGGTCCTACGGTCAATCCGTTTGTTGTTCCGTCTAGTGTGCCACCAATTAATGCACCGTAGTATGATGTACTAAAATCACAGTCATTGAATCTTACATTTGTTACGTCATGACTCAGATCAACTAGTCTAGCAAATTTTGTAAACTGGCATTGATTGAAAATTATATGTGAGCTCTGTAATGCATTTGAAGAAGTCACTGTCACTCCTTTTGAAGTTGCCACGTCTGGACCACCTTGTGCATATGAACCTTCGAACATGCAGTTATTGAAATAAACTTTGTTGACCTTGTCCATTGACACACCTGCATATGCAACAGAATTTTTAAGTGTCATGTTTGATATCTGAATCTGGTTGACTAGTGCAGTTATGCTCGCGCCAACGTTCTTTGCATTGTCCTGTGTGACCATGACGGCATTTGTTGCTCCTGAATTCCTTATTATGGTCTTCTCTGGACCTTCGCCTACCAAGTGTGCATATGGTGGTATCTTTAGTGCGGCAGTGATCTTGTACTTGCCTGCCGGAAAGAAAAGCACTCTCCTAGAGTTTGAATCCACCTTATCGGTTGCTGTGAATAGCTCATCAATTGCTGTTTGAATTGCTGTTGTGTCGTCTGTTGCCGCCGCGATCGTTGCCGCCGTGTCACCGTCACCTTTGGCTCCAAAATCTTTTACAGAAACATACTCGTCCAGTCTCTGTTGTAAAGCCCTTGATACAGAGGAAGTGATCGTAGTCGCATCTCCCAAGTAACCTTTGTAGATGTGTTGTAGTGCTGTGGTGAACGTTGAACTGCCTGAGGTCATGATCTCTGTGTTGCCCACTGCCGGAGCACCATCCGCCACTGTGCCGTTACCTATGTACAATCTCTGATCATCTATAGACCAACCCAGTTCTCCAGCCGCTAGTTGCGGTAGATCCGTTTGTTTACCTCTTCTATGTTGTATGCGGCTTATCTGAACTATGGGCACGATTAATGATTTCCTTTAAATTTTGTTAACATTAGTTGTATTTATACAGTGATCCAAACACGCTTGCCGTCCCGCAAACCCCAGGTTTTGCCTTTACAATATCTTTTTGTAATATTCTTCCAGTTTTGCGTACCACTTGCCCGTCCACTTGTCGTAGTCGTCTATCTCGAACGTCTGGTATTCGTTGTTCTGTGTGCATATGAATATACGTCCGGTCTTGATCTGTGTGTCATACATCTTGTTATGGGCTTCGGAGTATGCGACTAACTGCAAAAAGTAATCTTCGACCCATTCCTTCTTCTTGAGCCTGCGTGATTGTTTGAAATCAAGTATCGCAGGCGCACCATTACACACACCAACAAGGTCTGTTGTACCTGCGTACAGTTCCGGATAGTACAGTGAAACCTCTGATCCCCACACCTCTGTGACATTGTTCAATCCGTTGTCTATGATCACATTGGCCATCTGGTGTGCCTTCTGTTGTATTAGATTTGATCCCGGAGTCCTGTCTTCTCCCTTGACGTGTTTCTCGAGGCTTCGGTGCATGACAGTTCCTATGTTTGCTGACTCTGTTGTGATCTGTTGTGCCTTTTCCGCACCAATCCTCTTGCGCCATGCGTGTAGATGCGTCATGTCCTTGGTGGCAGATAGCACTGTGGTCACACTGGGCACTTGCCTGCCGTCGGGCGTCTCGTAGTGCCTCTTGCGGTCCTTTGTGACCCTCGCGAGCTCCCCGTACGGATATTTCTGATTATATACAATGCCCTTATCCACGAGGACATCCTTTGTTATTTTCATATAGATAATTATACATTATAATGTCATATATCACAACTGATAATCTTACCAACATAATGGCCGAAATGACCGATTACTGCAATGCCGCTTGTCCTATGTGTAACAGGTTTGATTGGGATTTAAATTTAGTAAAGGGATCTACAAACACCCAACACACAACATTAGAATTTGTAAAACAACGGATAGGAGAAGAAATAATATCTAGACTGAAAGGATGGGAATGCCAAGGCACCTACGGAGATGCATCAATGAACCCAGAAACTATTGACATATTTCAATATCTCCGAGAGATAAATCCTAACTTGCGTATTTCAATGTTCACAAATGGTGGAGCAAGGACAACGGAATTTTGGAAGTCCCTCGCCGTACTTGATGTGAAAGTCACGTTTGGTATAGACGGACTAGAAGACACCAACCACTTATATCGTAGAAACGTCAAATGGCAACACTTAATGGACAATGTTCGAACCTTCATTGGCAATGGTGGTAATGCTAGATGGGATATGCTAATTTTCAAACACAATCAGCACCAAGTAGATGATTGTGAAAAATTAAGTAATGAGATGGGATTTGATTTTTTTAAATCTTCTTTCAGTGAACGCTGGGAAGATTTCAATAGTAAGGGAGAGTACAGAAATATCACATCACTTCAAGTGGACGACTATGTAATTGAAAAACCATCAGACCAAGGAAAAGATTTCATGAAAAATGACGTATGGCTTAAAAATAAAAACGTCTTTGTTGAAAAACAATCCGATGAGGCCTTCTTTTCAAGAAAAATTAATTGCCTTTCATGCCAACCACACAAACGTGAAATTTACATACGGGCAAATGGAGATGTCAGTCCTTGTTGTATATTAGGAGACGTGAAGAGGAATGAACCCAAACAGATAATCACAGATTATAAAAAAATAAATTTACATCACACATCACTTAAAACTATACTAGATGGAGAATTCTTCAAAGATCTTGCCAGCGGTATTGCGGGCGGAGAGAAAAGATTACAAGGGTGTTACTACGCCTGTGGGGAGAAATAGATGCCATCAACCAAATGTAAATTAGCCAAACTCGCACTTAACTTCGACATGAGTGGGATGGTACAACCCTGTAACCTAACCACTTGGTATCTTAAGGATCTCAAAGACAAAAGACAATATAATGTCCTCACAGACGATGTCAAAACCATATGGCAAAGTGAACATCGTAAGCAATTATTAAACGACCATGACAACGGCGTCAGGAATCCCACTTGCAACACCTGTTGGCACGCTGAAGACTCTGGAATTGAATCGTTTAGGCAACGTTTCAATCAACAACTCAAGGATGTGGAGGTGCTGGAATCACAACCGAGGATCATGGTGGTCAAACCCGGCAACCTGTGCAACAATGCCTGCAGGAGTTGTAACGCCCACACCAGCAGTATGTGGTACAAGACCGATTATGCGTTGGACAATCAAGGAAAGTCATTCAAGGAATATCTTAAGTTCTTTGACCGACACAAGACAGCATACTCCAACAACGAACTGTTAGAAAAGCGATGGGCAGAATGGGAAGACAACATAATCTTCTGGGACATGTACGGCGGTGAGCCTATGATAATACCTTTATTCTGGAAAACACTAGAACAGGCATTGGCAAGTGCGACAGTTAAAGAAAAAATGTTTAATGTCCATACCAATGGAATGGTTTACAAGGAAGACCTAGTTGAAAATTTAAGCAAGTTCAAGAGTGCTCAAATAGGATTCAGCGTTGATGCCATTGGTAAAAAAAACGATTACATACGTTATGGTAGCAAATGGGAGGACATCATTGGAAATCTAAAAAAATACATGGCAGACTGTGAGAAATATGATAACGTGTCAATCAGTGTAAGGACCACCTACACCCCGTGGAACATCTTCTACTACGATGAAATTTATGATTATTTTCAAAAAAAACTTGGAATATCTGCTTCGGGTGTTTGGTGTGATGATAAGCCATGGAATGACTTAAGGTACATTCCTAGAAAGGTTAAAGATTCAATCATAAAAAAGTTATCTAAATATCAAAACGATGATGAGGTGTGGAATAAAAAATTTAGCGAATTGAAAAAATGGTTGCCTACAGAACCCAGGAATTACGACGAACTGCAGAATTCTTTTTTGGAGTTTAACAAAAAAATAGATCACATAAGGAAGGAAAAGTTCGAGGAAGTTTTCCCAGAATACTCTAAACTTTTTGCATAGACATGGGCATATCAAAACAACCACCAAAACCTTTCCCCATAAAAAATGGACTACCTTGCCAGTTAAAATGGACACACAGCACAGTCTATCTGACAGAAGGAGTATCTGCGAGTTGTCATAGAGTAATGGGAGATCCATTGGAAGTGCGAGACGGAGAACTTAACTTCCACAACATACCTGCCAAACTGGAGGCGAGGAGAAAAATGTTGCGTGGTGAGTGGCCCGGTCGAGGGTGTGAACACTGCAAACACATAGAAGAAGCAGGTGGTAAATCAGACAGGCAAGTGCATTTAAATTTAGAAGGCACAACGGCACCCCCGGAACTAGACACAGACCTAACAGCAGTTGATGTCACTCCGAGACAGTTGGAAGTGTATTGGGGCAACACCTGTCAACAGGCTTGTATATATTGTGGTGCTCATTACAGTTCGACCATACAGCAGGAAGAGAAAAGATTTGGTCGTTTTGAAAAGGAAGGCGTGCGTATTCAGGATTGGTGGAAGAAAAATCCTAAGATAGAGGAACACACAGAACTATTATTCAAATGGTTTGAAAATCATTTACACAAACTACACAAGATACTTGTCATGGGCGGAGAACCGTTCCTACAGAAAGAAACATTTAGATTTATAGAATTTTTAGAAAAAGGATCATATCCAGATCTTACATTAGTATTCTTCAGCAACCACAACATAGAACATGAACGATTCAAGACATGGATGGATAGATTAAACGTCTTACAGAAGTCTGGCAGGCTAGACAAGATACAGATATTTTTCAGTTGTGATGCACTGGGACCTGAGGGCGAGTATGTGCGTACCGGGTTGGATTTAAATGTGGCAATTAAGAACTTCGAATACATTTTACACAACACATCATTCGATCAAGGAATAAACAGTGCGTTGACTGTTACAGCAGTGCCGGGTATGCCTGCCATGGTCAAATACATAAACGAATGTAACAAAATCAAACCTATCTACTGGAGCATGATGAAAGCCAATCAACATGAAATAGGTCCTAGGGAATACATGTACCCGGGAATATTTGGCAAGAAGATAAACGATTGGGGACTGCGTGAAGCAGTTGAATCTTTTGATACAACCTCCCATGGAAACCCTGATTCTGTCAAAGAGTCTTATAAAACTTATATGCAAGGAATCATGACAGAGTTTGATAAGAGAGAACCAAGTGTACTTAGACAAAAACAATTGAAAATATATCTAAACGAATTGGATCGTAGACGTGACACCGATTGGAAATCAGTATATCCTCAAATTTGGGAACAAGTAAAAAATCTTTAATTATTTTCTTCTGTTCATGGCAGACTTGGCCATCTTCTTGACAACATCTGTACTACCTTGATCATCGTAGTCCATGGCAGGATCTTTCTCTGCCTCGGCATCTGTTTTGACAACAATCTTCTCGTTGTCGAAGTCTGCTACCACGTTCTTTAGATCACCGTCCGCATCATAGATCCTCTTGAACACATCGTAGTTGAATGCTGGATAACCTGTGTTGCTCATTATCTGTTTGACTGCGTCCATGCTGATGTCTGTTGGTTGGTCCCTCTCGTCGGCGTCGCCCTTCATGTTCAACAGGATGTTGATCAGTGCTGACTCTAGGTCTGTGTCGCTTTTGTTGAATTCGAAAAATCTCACAGGATTACTTCCCTGCTAGTTTGCTGTACAGTCTGTTTGAAGTTTCAAAAACTTCTTTGGATTCTCTTTGCTCTCTGCCTTCAGGTTCTGTTCCACCCGCTTCAGCGTCAGAGGCGCCAAACTCATCTGTCTCTAGGTCATCGCTACCTAAGTCATCTAAGTTTGCGTCTGTGTTGTCCATGTCCATCGTGTCATCGGCGCCCATGGGGTCTGAAACCTCTTCTTCTCCGGTCAATATTCTTACACCGTTGTCTAGCTCTTGTCTAGTTGTCGTCAAAGTGGCTTCCGCCTGTTCAATCGCTGGTTGGATTTTTTGTAGGAATGCGTCTGATTTATCAGCACCCATCTCGTCTCTGATTCTGTCTGCAAGTTCTAACATGCCTTCTGTCTTCATTGATGCTAGATCTTCTAGGAACGATGTTACTTTGTCCATCATGTCCTTGGCCGCTAAAATTAATTCTGATTGTTCTTCAACACCTTCTTTCATACCTAGTTTGTCCATTGCTCTATTGGCAACTGCTGTACCGGCCGCGGCACCTGCCGACTTCGCCGCTACTCTTCCTAGTGCCATTAATGGTGCTACTTCGTTTGTCTTACTTGCCATTAGTTTGGAAGCCGCTTCTCTTTCGTCTGGACTCAATGCCTGTCCTTTTTTAAGTTTGTCTTTGATTGGTGCTGTTGCTTTATCAAGCACAGGATTGTTGCCGTACTCAGCAAGTTTTTTTTCTGTGATCGCTTGGTTTATGATGTCCAACATCATTTGATTCTTTTGATATGAATCATCTTTTAATTCTTGTCCGAAGTGTGTGTTTTGTGTGATCTCGTGGATTTTCGTTCTCACGTGATTCGCTGTGTCTTCTAACTCTTCTTTAGTGAACTTTGAAAGATCCATTGTTTGGTTGAATCTTGATTCGAATTCTGATAATAAACTCTCAGTTGTAACTGGTTTTGTAAGGTCTAAGCTCTGCATACTGTTATTTATATTCTATGCTCCGAACGTGTCACTAAAGATCTGTTGTATCCGGCCTTTGCATTCGTCCGCTAGGTGGTTTGCGGCATCAAGTCTGTCCCAATAAACGTCCTCCATCTGATCATCCTTGCCCTTCTGTGCTTCTTTGATCATGCGTTTGGCATTCTGTATGTCAAACAGTTGTGAGGCAAATTTAGTGTCTAGATCTAAGAGGGTGGAGGGCACGTTCTTGCCATCCGCCAAGTGGTGTGCCACCAGTATCGCAGTCTGTTTAAGATTTATGTCGTCGTGTATCACCACTGCTTCCAGCATGTCCGCTATCACATACACGTACCTAGTGCCGGACCACTTCTTTGGTACGATTGCTATGTTGCCTATCAGGATGCCTTTGGAGAACTGTTTGGGTAAGTGTCGGAATGGCCTGCGTGCCTGTTCCTTGTGCACCAGGTCCGCAAATTTATCCTTGAGACCATAGGCCTCTATCTGCTTTACCAGTTCTGATTTATTTTTTCTTTTCACTCCGAATCATCCTTATCTTTCTATTTAAAGCATATTGGATGTCGGTGTCAAGTTTCTTCCTTACGAAGATGGCCTTGTCTGCCAACTTCTTGACTCTGTCTTGATCCTCCACTGACAGTGAATTGCCACGGAATGATTCCTTCCAGTGTGACTGGATGAATAACATGTCATCGTCGGTCACATAAACTTTGACTCTAGGTGCTATCTGTATGAACATTTATTGGTAATATATTAACTGGGCATCTTCATCAAGATAACCACCACTGTTGACAACAGTCCTGCCACTACTGTGCCGGCTGTTGCTATGATAGTTTTTGATGAGCTCTTTTGTCCAGCGATCATGTCTTCATTCATTTTGCCTAGTCGTAATTCGATCGCCGAAAGCCTGTCGTGTAGGCCTTTGTATCTCTCAGAGCACAGGTCAACGTGTGCTTCTAAATTCTGTTTTTCTAAATCTGTTGTACTCATTAATGTTATATATTCTTTTAGTTCCTGTTTGATCTCTCTGATCTCTTGACTTATAGCCTGAAACTGTGCCTGAAACATTGCCTAAATGAGCCTTTAAAAGTTTTTATTTTGTGCCTAAACTGTACTGTTATTTATCTGTGGGTCCAGCGTACGAAAAGTACGTGTTTATAGTCTGCGAATTCAGTGTGTCAAACGTGCTGTTTGGAAACGTCACTGTCTCCTTGCAGAAACTCAACACAGGAACCTGATGGAAATCCTGCCCCAATAACGATGTTGGCTCCCTCACATCACCGTACACCCCAGACTGCTCAACAAAGAACTGGAAGTTCCATGTGTTCTGTTTGCCCTCATAGAAATCTCCAAAACAATGATTTGCCAGGTTTGGCATTTCCATCTTCGTGGGAGGGGTCTCCCAGGTTATGTTACCCCTCAACTGGAGCAGTTGTACTACCGTGTCGAAGTTTGAATTCTGATTGCGTGCCATGGCCAGACTGTCTCTGTCATGTATCAGATCCCCTGACAGTGTCTTGAATGGAAACTGCTTTTTGAGATTACCGTTGTTGGTAATGTCTACCAGTGTGTGGATGTGATACTCGTGCATGGGAATATTTAAGTCGTAAAAAAAGGGTGAGCAAATTAATGCCCACCCTTTTAAATGTAGTTAAAACTAACTTACCTTATTACGGATGTGCAATAAAGTCTGCTAGGATTGACATAGTTACACCAGTTGAACCTGTACCAAAGTCTGATGCCGCCGTAGCCGCGCCAGTTCCTTGGATTGCAACTTGAACGTTGTCAGTAGTTCCACTTGTGAAAATACCTGACTCTGTAAGTGGAGCCACCGCCGCGATTGTGTGTGCGTCGTTAGTTCCAGCAACATCACCCGCCATTAAGTATTCTAATGCCGCGTTTAGTTCAGTTTCTGTCATGTTTGATTTCGCTAGGTTTAAAACTCTTGTTCTAATACCTAGACCATTTGAAGTTCCGGCTAATCCACCGTTACCTTGTGCTATTCCTGCCTGTGCCATTTTTAATCCTCCTTTTTATCTGATTTAAATGACTTTGATTCCGCTCAGGAATCAAGTTGCAAGTATTTATAAATTAAATTGGTAAATTATGCTGTAATATTACTATTTTGACTGCAAAATGTAATCTGTGTGTATATTATTGCTTCTATGCTTGAATATCTCCGTGTATCCATGCTGTTTAAGGTAAGCCACGCCCTCGTGATTTATGCGTCCGGTGTTCATGATCAGTTCTTCTATGATTATGATTGGCTTGTATTCTTTAATAGTATTAATGGCACCCTCTAGTACTTCAAGTTCCATTCCATCGACATCAATCTTAATCAACCCAACATTTTTTAGATTAAAACTATCTAATGGCATTATTGTATCAAACGTAGAGTCGTTTTTCATTCTCTGCCGATATGGGATATCAAAGACAGGGTTCCGGAAGTTGTTACGACCACTGCCTATTTCTTGTGCGTACTCCCTACCCAATGCAACTTTATAATGAGTGACTTTTTGAACATCAACATTCCTTGCAAAAAAAGAGGATTCTCGATAATCAAAACAGTACACATGATCGAAGGTCCAGGTCAAGTATCTTGAAAACTCTCCGTCCCTGGAGCCTACGTCTACTGCATTAATATTTGAAGAGATAGATTCTATTGCTTTGTTATAGAGTATGAAATTAGAGTTATGCTCTGTGTGATCCAACCATTTGAATTCTTTACTCTGCCTTTCGAATACAAAGAACTCATGCTTCCTATGGTTTTGAAATTCTGCTACCTCTGAGGCAACAAACTGTGTTTGGCTTACTGTGTCAGGCAGTCCGGAACTATCTCCCGGCATCACAGTCTTTGCAGATACAGTCAGGGCAGTCTCGGCATTCTGCACACGATTGTTTGCAGTGCTGTTCACAGCCACATTTTTCACATATGTATTTGATCATTATAACAACTCCTTAAATTTTCTTTGTATATCCGTGTTGGGCAACTTTGATTGTAACATTTGGTTGAGTTTCTTGTTCGTATCATTCCGTTGTTTTGAATTCAGTTTTACATAGTTGGCAACGGCTCTCCTCACGTTACGATAGTTGGAATCATTCACATTCAATGCCCTCTCCAGTTGCGTGAGATTCCTGTAATGGTCTCCCCAAGTTCTCATGTATCTCCTTAGGGCCATCACTGGGACAGGCTGTCTCTGCCTCATGGCCTGTGCTTGATTCTTGTTCTTCAGTTTCTTCGTGATGTCTGGATCTCCTGACACTATGGCCAGCATGTTGGCCAGGTCGTTGTTGATCATCCTCACTTGGTCGAACGTGCCTTTCGCCATGGTCTGGTCTGCGTATTTTTTGGTAAAGTCCTTTGTGTCTTTGAGTTGGCTCATCAAGGCCAGTGCTAGGAAACTGAGATATATCCTCTCCGTGACCTCCGGAAATGAATATCTGCTCAAATCACTATGCCTTCTTATAACCTTGCCCTCAGATACATACTTTAAAAATGGTGTTAACATATAGGTATTTATAGAGCACATGCAACGAAATTTTATTCTAACAGACGTGATGAAGACCGGCTACCACGTTGAGCTGGAACAGTTTATTAATATGAACACCCTGACGGAACAACAGTTTGATATGACCGGGGAGTATTACAGTCTACACAACTATGATCTCGACTCTTATGATCGGAGGTTTGCGATAATTGATGTAAGGTATGCAAACGAAAGATTGAAAGACAACACCGAGTTCCATGCAGAATTGAAAAAACGTTGCGAACTACTGCACAGCCAGGGATTTGTTTTCATAAAATCGAACCCATGGGAATCACTGGAGAACATAGAAAACACACCACAGCATCCGGAGATAGAAATAGAACACATCAAGTGGACAGGAGGGGTCAGTTGGTTTTGGTGTTACATGTACAACAAACACAAGGATAAAACTTTCAACTTTGACCACTCTGATAAAAAATACGATTTCTTGTATCTCAACAAGATGCCCAGGGCACACAGAATAAAACTCTACAATAAATTGTTAGACAAAGGCATATTAGAAAACAGTTTGCACACCAAATGGCCAGACAGGAAACTGCCCACGGAATATGAGTTGCCATGGGCACAGGACTATCCACAGTACGGCATGGACCAAGACATATTTGAGAAGCCATACAACGACACTGCCTGTAGCATTGTTTCAGAGACCAACGACAACGATAACGATGTGTTCATGACCGAGAAGATATGGAAACCCATCATAGCACAACAGATATTTGTCGTGCATGGCAACTATCTATACCTACAGAAGTTGAGGGAAATGGGATTCAAGACATACAACAACTACTTTGAAGAAGCCTATGACTTGGATAGAGATCCTGCTGTGCGGATTAATACTATTGTTGATGTGTGTGATAGGTTGCGTGATGCTCCGTGGCAAGACATATACCTACAGAGTCAAGCACTAAGACAATACAATTTTGATAACTTTTTTAACAGAGAAAAATTAGGTGAGCAGGTTAATAAAACTTTGAATCTATTTCTTGAATTTGCTGACAGCAGTCAAGTTCCTTCTTGAGAATCCTAATCTATCTACCAACTTAACAGCACCACCCGACTTGTCAACAGCAACGAATCCTTCTGGTTCTGTCACTTCTAGTCCGCCATCAGTCTGTTGGAAAGATCCTATGGCCATTGCTTGGTTCATTTTCCTCAGCACGAATGCCTTCATGGTCTGTACCGCCCTGTAGAATGTGAGCATGGCCTGTAATGGTTTCTTGGCCCTGTTGAGGAACACAGGCATCTGTTTCATTTTGTCCTGTCTCAATTGAAGTGCTCGCTGTGCCTTAAGTCCTGACATCTGCTGTTGCATCCTGTCGTTGTAGAATTTCTTGAATCCTTGCAGGAACCGGTTGGCGTCGTTTGGTAGTTCACCCTCTCTTACCCGGGCGTTGATGTACATCTGGAACATTGGAATGAAGTCCTGGTTCTGTCCCAGCACACTTGCGAGGTTCCTTGGCACGTTGTTCAAAAGTGCTTCCAGTTTCTCTATGCCATTGTAGAATTGTTTGGTCTCATCATCTGTGAACTTGGCACTGCCCGACACATCTTTGTATGTTGCATTGTCAAAGAACACGTCGTTGCTTTTGGCAAACGAACTCACATCTGCTCCACCGGATGCTGTCATGTCTGCGAGTGTTTCTCCGTTGTATGTTGTGTGGAATATGATTCCCACCTTTGCCCTGTCTATCTGTTTTGCTAGGTCACCTTCCTCAGGCACTGCATATGTTATTGTGTTGGGAGTGAATGTTAAGTGAGGCTTGCCATTAATGTTCTTTCTTGTGATATCCTCGTCTGTGTAAAGTAAGTCTCCTTGCACGACACCCTGTATGTTCAGTTTTTTCAAATGCACTAGACACTTCAACAACTTCTGTCCGAGTTCGTCCGTGCCGTGATTAGTTGCTATATCTTTTTTAGTGTAATTGATCTTGGCCGACTGTGCGAACACTGACTTGGTTCCAACAAAGAACTTGCCGTTGTCTGGGTTCGTGCCACACACCACAGCAGGTGCACCGTCCCATTTGACCGACACACTCATGGCTTCTGAACTTGATCCTTTGAGTGTTAGCAGTAGTCCTCTGAAGTATTCCACAACTGCCTTGCCTCCCTCGTAGCCGTCAGTTATGACTATGTCCTCGATGTGTTCAAGGTGTGTCCGTTTAAACTCTGTTAGGACATCTTCTATCAACATGATTAGTCCTCTTTGTATTCGCCGTCTTTGATTTTAAGTACGTTGTCTTTTACGTCTCTGTTCTCTCTGATACGTGCAACACCTTTGCTGAACTTGGATGCGTCCATGTTCTTCAGTGCTGAATTGAATTTTTTCTCTAGTTTGAATGCCGTGTCCTGATCGAAGTTCTCTCTTATGTAGGTCATTAGCCTTATTGCTGATTCCAATATGTGAGATGCCCTGCTCTCCACGACCTCTTCCTTGTCCCTTTTCAGAGGCATTGAGCTCAATTCTTCTAATAAACTTCTAGTATGTTTTTGCATTACTGGTATTTACTCATTATTGTAGCACAATTAAAGCAAAAGTCTACTGATTTATGTTCAGTATGGCTTATTTTAGTTTTCTATATATGAAATACTTACGTTGATTGGTGTCGTCACGTATATCTAGCACTTTTAAATTGAAGATCTCTGACAGTTCTATTATGAATGGAACATTCCAAGCATAGAACTCTATCCAATCTGCCTCTGGCTTGTCGTGTTGCACACCCGGGTTGACCCTGAAGAACATGGTACCACCTTCTGCCAGCAAATCCACACATCTACCGACCTCTGCTATGACCTTGTCCCTGCTACCAAAGTTAACAGAACCCAGACAAAGTATCACATCAAATTTCTGATCTGTTTTATATTCTAGTGTGCCTACTTCTATGTCTGCTAGGTCGTTGTAGGGATCGATACCGATGAGGTTATCTATCTTGCCACGGAATTCGTTGTATCCGCACCCAACATCTAAAACTGCTCTCGGCTTAAGATTGTTTACTTCCTCGATCAGTGCAAGTCCAGAATATTTCCACTTCTTCATGTCATTTTGCCAATACTTTGAGAAGTATTTGTGTAGGCAGGCATCATCTATGTTTTCTGCGTATTGTTCTAGTGTGTCGCACCTTTTCACATCCACACCAAACGTTTCTTTGATGTAAGGTTGTGTTATTTTTGTGAGATCATTCTGTGTGTCCGCTAGAAGTCTAGCAAATATTTTTTTGTTCATGTACTGATATTATATATTAGAAGTATAACGGATCAAACCTTTTTCTTGATCGGCTTTGATAGTATTTCTCTAGTCTTTTCTGTCATCACACCTGTTATAACCAACATTGGACGAGGCTTGTTACTGGCGTTTGCTGTTGCGTGTGGAGTGTTCTGCCAGTCGAATGTGTGTATGTCTCCTGTTCTCCATCTGTCAAACTGCTCATTACCATACATAAGAAATTGTCCTGGTTCCCAATCCTGCAACATGACCATTATCCTAATAACTTTGTTAGGGTCTGCATCTAGATCATAAAGTTTATCTATGTGCATGTTAAGTACCTCGCCTGTGAACTGTATGTGTAGTTTAGATTTTGTAGATGTCATAGCAAAGAAGTCAGTCATCCTTTGCAGGGTTGGACATTTTGTGAAGTCTGCCAGACCTCTGTAAATGGTCATCTTGGGATCAGCACCTGCTGTCCTTAGATCATTCTCTTCTGCTTCGACATTCACATTTACATTTTCTCTGCCCGTGCCTTCCCTACGGTTGCCCCAGTTCAATGGCTTTGCTTCATCGATCACAGATTGTAATTCTGTCTGCCAACCACCTGTAAACTTGCCCAGGTGTTGCACACAGTCAGTGTCCTGGTGCCATTTGTTAAAGTGATAATTGCTTCTTGTTTTTGATTCTTCCCAATTACTTGTAGACATACACCTGTATTCCTTTCTGTGCGTAATTATGTAGTCGTCCTTTGTTAGGGAAACTTATTTCCAATAGCCTGCAAAGGTCCACATTGTCCTTGGGTTTGTGAATTCTTTCTTTATTGTCCTTTATGAACTGCATAGTATCTTTGTTCTCCGCTTGTATATGATTCCACATACTGTTCAAGTTTTCGAAGTGTTGGTAGTTGGGGTAGGTGATGTTGAACTCTCCACACAGTTTCCACCATTCCAAGCACTCGTGATCGTTCCTGTAAACCATGACTATGGGATATCCAAAAGGTCTCAGGTGTTCCAGTTGGTGTGCGAAAGTATGAGATTTGACAATACGTTTTCCTGTGCCAGAGAAAGGGCCGTTCCAATCATCAGCATCAAACTCCATACCTGGATCCCAATATGCACCGATGTGCATTAGATGTTTACGTCCAGGGGTATCGGCATCGTGGTAGTAGGTCCTTGCCTCAGAGTAGTCTGTGTGATCTATGTCATCACTCCAGTAGATGTTCTTGACAACACTACTCCACTTTGATCCCGGTGCGCCTGTGAATAGTATGTACATTATTTGGTCAGCTCTTCCTTGTACACGGCATTGTAGCCCAACTGATTCTTTCCAAAATCAGACAGTGTTTTCAATGCACCCGGTGTGATGAATGACTTCAGTGTCCTCACCGCGGCATCACCCTCTGCACCTGTTCTCCATTCGTACTTGCCCACTTTCTTCTCGATAGCGGCCACTGACTCTGGATCCTTGATCATCTTGTCCAAAGCGTCAACAAGTTTTTGTTTGTTTGGATTGCCTGCGTTCACCCAGAATGCTTTCTGTAGTGCATCTCTCCAACTCTTGACAAGTTTGTATGCATCATAGAAGTCACCACTTGGTGCAACTCCGTACGTGGATTCATACAGTGCCTCAAATGTTGGCTCTGTGAAGTTTGGATCTGCATCATGCTCACCAGTTTTTACATTCAATAGTCCATGATGGAACCATGTGTAAGCATCACCTTTTTCTATTACAGGCAACACGTGTTTTTTATATGCGGCAGGGTTTTCCCTTGTAGTATTTAGATCACCTCTAATGAATGCAAGTCTTCTCTCAGATCCTTTCATTCCTTTTACCCATACTATCTTGTCCTCAAATGTCTTAACTGGATCACCGTTTGGTCCTGTAAGCAACATCACGATTGCCATGATCTCCGGGGTCATTCCAGATCCTGATGGAAACTGTATAGGTCCGTTTTTCGTGTCTGCCTTGTTCCTTGCACCCACAATGATATTCAAGTTCATGTGTCCAACAGATTCCCAATCGAAGTAGTTGTACTCAACTGGCTCCACAAGATACGATATACCATTACCGCCATGTGATACAAGTATAGTCTTATCATCAAAACGCAATTTATTTTGGAACTCATTAGGTCCCAGTTGGTCTCTGGCACCTGGCTTGTATATAAGATTGATCTTCTCACCTAGGTGTTTCTCCCATTCTGCTACAACTATCTGTGCCCACACAGAAGTTCCACCAGAAGGTTTTTGAGGCACGATTAAATTGTAGTCTGCCATGGCTGTTGTTGTCATTAACGCCAACGCCATTATTGTTTTCTTAAGCATAGTCTAGTCTACTCCGTTTTGTTATTCCCCAATACAGTAATAGTATAACACAGATCATTATAAAAATAAAGATCGGTCTTGTTATCATATCGTTTACAGTGTGTAGGGAGGTTAGTTGATAAGTGAGATTGTATATCCTGTCACTCAACAGGTATCCTATCAGCAGTGCTGGCCTGCTGACTTGGAATTTTTTACATAGCAGTCCCATGATAGAGAATGCTACAAGTACCGCAAGGTCTTCCCACCCTCCTGTGTACTGCAAGGTTGCCCAAACAATCACAGCAAGTATGAAGGGAAAGTAGTACACATATGGAATACGTGTGACCCACCCTGCGAAATATGCCAGTCCATAACAAATGACAGCAGTGATGATTGTTCCTAACAAGAAAGCAAATGTCATGCTGTCAAATAATCTGTCGTCGTAAAATGTATCAGGTGATCCTAGGTCAATGCCCAGGTACAAGAACAGTCCCATAAGTATCGCGGCGAAACTTGCGCCAGGTATACCGAACAGAACTGTTGGAATGAATGAAGAGGCCTTCTGTGCGTTGTTGGCACCCTCGGCACCTATCACGCCCTTGACGTTTCCGTTTCCAAACTTCTCTTTGGGATTGGCCGCAACCGTGGCACCATACGCCAACCAGTCCGCCATTGCACCACCCAATCCAGGTAGCAGTCCTATGAAAGAACCTATGGCGCCTCCCCTGATGCTGTCCTTCCAACATCTGACAGTATCTTTTACACCTTGTTTTAGATCTTGCCAACTGCCGTGTTCTGCTTTTATCGTTGTTGTAGTTTTTCTATTGAACCATCCATTCCACAGTTCTGGTATGGCAAAAAGTCCTGCAACGAAAGGCAGTATCTGTACACCGTCTTCGAGATATCTCCAACCCATTGTGAAACGAGGTACATTGTTCACGTCAACACCAACCAGTCCTATTGTGACTCCAAGTACAATGGCTAGTGTGCTTCGGACATATTTCCTAGTTGAGACGAATCCCACTGTGACAAATGCCAACAGCACCAATGCCCACAGTTCGGGTATGCCCATATACATAACAACCTTAGTGTACCATGGCAAGAATAAAAATGTAAGTGATCCAAAGAACAAACCATTTGCTGTGCTTGATGTTATGGCGGCACTCAATGCTCGTGTGGCCTCTCCGTTCTTGGCCATGGGGAATCCGTCCACCATTGTTGCCGCCGCAGAGTTGGCTCCGGGTATGCCCAAGAGCACACCACTGAAAGAATCACCGGTTGTTGAGGATGCCACAACTGCCACACAAAAGATTACTCCCAGGTAAGGGTCGCCTACAAAGTAGGGCATGAATCCAAATAGTGTGATTAGTCCTGTTGTCGCTCCCGCGGCTGGTATAAGGCCAATGATCAAGCCGTAAACAATACCCGCCATTAGTATGACAAGTTCCATAATATTCGATTTGGGGGTTTCTATTGTGAACTTCCTTGGGAGCGTTACAACAAAATATGTACTATTAATTATACTAGTGTTAAGTAATATTATATGAAACTGAGTCCTAAAAAGCAACAGAAATATGTCATGTACAGGACCTACAGTCACCACGACCACGACATAGACGACCTAGACGGCGAGTTCTGGCCAGTAATGGGCATACTGTCCACAATATGGGGAGCATGGACAGGTGCGATACACCTGATCGATTGGCTCACCTTTGATGCCATCGCATGGTACATAGAACCATTTACTATCGCTCCTGTGATATTCCTTATAATAATGAAGGAGAAGTTCGATTCACTCAATCCCTTACACTGGTGGCCCATGTTCTGGGGTTACAATGCAAAGTTGCCAGACGAGGATAGAATAACAATAAGGCCAACCGACACTGATCGCATAATGAAGGATCATGGTGGTAGACTAAATGTTCACATCATGGACTATCAAACAATCAGATTCCGTAGAAGGAAAGATGCTGTTATTTTTGGTCTGAGGTATTTCTAGAAGGCCGGAACACAGTTCCGTGTTTGTTTTCGTAGAGTCTTAATTTATCTGAAAGTTCTTTGACTATCTGTTGATAGTCTGCGTTCTGTACTGTTAGATTGCCTACCTGTGCTTCAAGTTGTCTTATGACTGCTTTACTTTCCTTGTCCATTGTAAGCCTTGAAGGATCTCTTTTTGGACTTGTTCATAGAGCTCATCTTGATACGGCTCTTGTTCTTGCCCTGAGAAGTTTTCTTGGGTCTGCCCTTTTCATATCCACTGTTTGATCGTAACATCTTTATATAATATAGTAGACAACTTTATAAGTCAACTGTATAATGTAAATAATATTATGATCAAATACCAACTTAGATGTAATAAATGTGAACACGAATTCGAGGGTTGGTTCCCGGCCAGCAAGGAATACACCAGACAGAAGAACAAAGGAATGATTCAGTGTCCTATGTGTGACAGCAGTGCTGTGGACAAGGCCATCATGGCTCCCGCGGTGAAGCGATCCAAACCCAAGAAGATGCCAGACGACTATATGGTAATGGGAGACAGTGCTGAAAGCATACTGCGTAAACTCAACAAGAAGATCAAGAAGGACTTCCAGGATGTTGGTAAAAACTTCGCCAAGGAGGCCAGGAAAGCACACAAAGGCAAACGTGATCAGAAGTTCTATGGCACAACAACCAAGGACGAAGCAAACAAATTGTTGGATGAAGGCATAGATCTGTTTGCCGTGCCAGACTACAAGGACAATTAATTGTACAAATACTGGGTTTTCTTGGCCTGGTTGACCATTCACACGTTTTAGTATATAATTGCTATTATGAAACGTAGGATAACAGAGATTGAAACTCCGGCGCTTCTTACTTTAACAATCAAGGAAAAGGAAACAATATGCTAACAGGTATGTTCAATAAACTTTTTCCTTCTACTAAAAAGGAAAATAAAACCATGGCAAACTCAACACAATACGTTGTATACACTAGAAACTTCAAATCAAGAGCGAAGCAAATTGGTGTATTTGCGGAACCGGCTTCTTCATACAAAGTGAATGGTGAAGTACACGGTGGTAAAATTAAGTTCAAAAATCTAGCAGTTAAATCAACTGCAAGAAAGACAGCAACTAACAAGTTGTTATCAAAAGGTTTGGACTTTACAGTAGAAGTATTAGGTGTTGCACCTAAAAACTCTGCTTTGACTATGAAGTCAAACATCATTTCT